ATCTAGAAGATTATCTACTCTTCTATAAATCCAACCTTTAAAGTCTGGTATACTTGCATTATTGTTAATAGTTCCCCAAGAATAAGATCCACTTGCATCTATATTATAATAAATTGTATCTTGAGGATAAGTTTCTGATTGAGCTATGTGATATATTTTATTATTCGAAAGCGCAGTAACAATAAGAGGTTCACCAGAAACTGCCGTTTTTACTGTTTGATCATTGATTGATTGATTGTTCCATTTAAGAACAAAATCTGAAATTCTATATAGTTGACCACTCAATAATCCGCTGGTTGCTTTTAGTCCAGTTAGAGTTGAATATGTGGTATTTAAAATTTGATTAGATCCATTAGCAAAAGTTTTAATTCCAGAGATAGTTTGATTTCCAAATGTTAATACTGAAACTCCACTTAGATTAAGTATATCTTGAACAGAAGCAACGTTAGTATAAGTATTTTCAATAAATACATTGTCTAAAGCTGGATTACCTGCAGTCGCCCAAAATCCTATAATAATATTAGTATTTGCTGGAATTGAATTTCCAGTTAATGTAAATGTACCGCTAGTTGCTGTAGTATATGAACCTGTAGCAAGATCATTATAATTTGAATCATATATTGCTGCATTTAAAGTTGGAGTACCAAAAGCTGGAAAAGAATTCAATAAAGTAAATGTTAATTTAACATCTGATGTTATTGGTAATCTTCCTAAATTTTGACGAAAAGAATTACCAGAAGGACCTGTCGCCAGTGCTGCCACATTAGCTACATAATTATTAGTTCCTAAGCCACTATAAATAGTATAAGGGTTATTAACTCCAGACCAACCAGTTGCCACGCCACTCCACCATTCGGGTGGTTGACCTGTGAGCCCATTTAAATTGCTAAAATCACTATTAACAACAGGATTTATAAATAAATTCGATGGAGACGCTTCGATGTATTGACTTTGACTTGGGACCCATACGTAGGTTCTGAAATTATCTGTTGTTGTATAAATTCTGCTTGTTTGTTTAGGGCCATTAAGAACAAGATCTCTATAATTGCTGTAACTAGGGAAAATGGATAAAGCATCTCTTTGCGTTTGCACTGTGCCAGTTAGTAAAATTTGTCCTGCTGAACTACTATTTGATATTTGATTAGCTAGAATACTTTCTCCACTTAAAAAAACTCCTGTATTGTTTATTGTTGGTCTAGAAGAAAAAGTTTTTATTCCAAAAATTGATTGATTTCCTGTTAATGCAACTGCGCCAATCGAATTTGGATCAAGAGCATCTCTTTCGCCAGAAGCGTGAGATTCATTGTGCGTAACTTGCGCTGAGAATTTTATATCTACAATTTGATTTAAATTATCTGTCCATCCTTTAAGTGGAAAATCTGCTTCAAATCCACCTGGAGTTACAACGGGAGATTTAGCTATAAAAAATGCAGCACTTAAACCACCATAGTAGTATTTCCATCTACTGTCTCCAGTATCAAAATATATTTGGACTTCTCCTGTTGTCGAACCTATTCCACTATAATAATAACTTGGTTGACCAAAAGTATAAGGTCTATACTCTGTTAACGCTTTAAATTTTGGAACAGCTGGTCCATATCCTTCTGCAATTACTAAATTTGCATAATTATTATTATAACCATATTGAGTCACACGTGGATCATCATAAACAAACCATTTCTGGCCGCTTATTGTTTGATTGCCAGTATTATAGACTAAATTATTAGCATAAACTTGTTGAAATATACCAGTATAACCACTAATATTTCCTGTAACTGTTGTGTCAATTATTTCGTTATATCTTAGAGTACCAGCTACTGTTAGATCGCCAGAAACGTTTAAATTATTAGCGAAAGTTTTGTTTCCAGAAATAGTTTGGTTTCCAGTATTGTAAATTAAATTTGGAGCAATTATTCCTGTCGCAAAAGTTTTAACTCCACTAATTGTTTGATTTCCTGTTAAAAGTACAGTTCCACTAGAAAAAATATTTAATGCAGCTTGCTCTGCTAAATCTAAAAGTAATCCACTTTCTGAAGATATAGAGTCTACAAAAAAACCACTTAATTCATTTGGATTGATTTGCTTTACTCTGATATAATTTGGCATATTATTTTACCTTACTATGATAAAGAATACTTGCAAGATAACTATCAACTTGATGATCATAAGCAATAGAATTTACGCTAGCAACAACTTCTTGATTTTGATCAACTGGTTGTTTAATATAATCTTCTATTTTAGAAACCCAATTTTCTGGAGTTTCATTTGCTATAATAATTTTACTAATTTGTTCTGCTACTTCTTTTTGGTTGTAGCTTAATTTTTTAAGATTGTGTTTTTTACGAAGAGCAGACGATACTTCTTCTTCTAGTTTTTGAGCAAGAACAAGATTTTCTTTTACTTTAGAAAGGCTAAACTTATCTTCGTTAGCTTTAGATTGTTTGCCTTGGCCAATTGGAGAAACATTTTTAGTTGATTGTGGAGTTCCAGAACCAGCTGGTCTTCCTGCGCTGTCTGGAAGTTTTGCACCACCAATAAGTGGTTGATAAAATCCTTGATCTTTTAGATCTTTAAATTTTTGTTGAGCTTCAGTAGACTCTTCTGCATTTGGAAGGCGACCAGTTTCAATTGCTCTAATGCCTTCTTCTGGAGTAAGAACACCTAATTCAACTAGACGAGTATAAACCCTAGAATATTGAATATCATCTTTAAGATCAATATCTTCAAAATTTGGCATTGGATAATTTTTAAATCCAAGTTCTTTACTCATTCTACGAATTTCTGGTACTAAAAATTCATTAATAAATGCTTGACGAGCTTGTTTTAATCTTTCAATAAATACTTGCACTTTAATACTTGTATTAGCAAATTTTTCATCACCAATAAGAATATTATTTAAACCAATTTGAATATCTCTATCTACAACTTGATATTTTTCTGGTCCTATTAAATTTCCAATATTAGGAATTACAAATTCAGCTTTGGTTGTATAATCAGCAATTAAAACTCTACCCACGCTTTGATTTGCAAAAAGTTGTTGCATTGATTCAAGATTTTTTTGATTGACTCCTCCTTTTTCTGGATCTGTTCCCATTGTCACAAGGAGAATAGCTTGTTGCATAGTTCTAGCTACTGCCATGTCCATTTTTTTCATTTCAGCTTTCCAATTGATATCTTCTAAAACTGGAAATCCCATTGGAACTGAAAATGGCTCGTAATCTTGTTTTTTATAAAATACTGCTGCAATTCGATCTGCATCAAGTGGCAAAGTTAAAATTCCAATAGTCTTTTGTTGAATAAGTTTTCTTGTCTCTGGTGGAAGACTTTGTAAAACTTCTTTATCTTCATCAGTTTTTGGAGACTTTAATCTTTCAAGTTCGTAATCACTTAGTAGTTTGTAATATTTTCTTTGAGAAAAATTAATTGTTCCAGCGATTTGAATATCTGCTGGGTTAAGTATAATATATTTAGATGGTAAATTAACTGCAGCTTTAGTGGTTGCTAATCCAAATGTTTGAGTAATTTTAGATACATCTTCTTCTGAAATTTTAGTATCAAATCTATAAATGAATACATTGCCACTACGATAATATTCACGAAAAAATTTATCTTGAAGATCATTAATGTTTATTTTTCTAAATAATGATTCAAAAAATGTTCTAGATTTGGAGCTGCCACCAGTAAAGTAAATATCACTACAAGAAAACTCTGTCATCAAGTCGATTGTGTTTCTGAAAATAGCAAAATTATAATATGCTTTTTGGCAAAGAATAACTGCGTCTCTAATATTTAAATTAGAATCATTTTTAATGCCAGTAGAATATCTGAATGGGATAATACCATCATCAATATTCTTATATCTATCTGTTCTTATAATTGTACTAGCAGCATTTCTCCTAACTCCATTAGACCCTGAGCTAGTAGAAGCCTTACTTTCTTTATAAGAAGATTCAGATACCATATAAGGTTGAACATCAGCTGCTTTAGCTGTTTTTTCTTGTTTTTTAATTTTTTTGGCCATTTTACGTGGATTATTACACCTTTATTTAATCATTATAGGCGAAAAAGTTGGACTTTCGACAGTTTCTGGTTCTTTCATCATATCATTATAGCATTTTAAGGCCCAATTTGCTAACATAAGTGCTGAATAATTATCTTTTCTAGCTTTATTGGCAGAAGAGCTTCTTTTAAGGTGTTGTGGTAAATCAAAGCTTTGAGTACCACGGCTAGTACTAGAGTGTTCAACTAGAGCACATTGTTTTTTAGTCTGATATATATAATCATCTTGATTTTCAATAAAATCTAATGTAGTCCAATCTTTTTTATCTTCGCCTCTAATTAAATCTAGATTTGCTGCTCCTTGATTTAATACTGTATTAAAGAAAGATTCATATGCTCCAGTTTTACTAGCAAACCATATTTTCTTATAATCAATACAAGCTTGTAAATGTTCGTTAGCTTTACGAATAAATGAACTTGTAAATACTTGGTTAAAAGCTATTTTTTTATCTTCTATATTATATTTTTTTCTAGCATTCTTTACCATAAGATCATAATCAACGCCTTCTAAATCACTATCAAAATCAAATGTTTTAATTTCAAGTTTATCTTTTTTAAATAATTCTGATTGATTACAAGCTGACAAGAAAACATCTGCTCCTGCATTATCTATAATCATTAAAATGATATTAAAATTACTTAATATATAATATAAATATGCAACGTGATTTTTTAAATTACCTAAACCAGCATAAGTATGAACTAATGTGCCTTGTCCTGTTTCGTCATCTACTTCTAAAATAGCCATAGCAAAATAATCCGCATTTGGACTATCACTCATATTAGGATCGATGCCAAGAATATATTTTTTCTTTGGATCTCCTCTTAATAAAGTATGAGGAGCTTCTCCTAATGGTAAAGTACAATCTTCCATTTTCTTTGCATTAAAATAACTATCACTGCCATCTGTAAATCGAGCGCAATATTCTCTCATAAAACTACTATGACTAAATCCACCAGCTTGAGCTTCTTCGATAATTGTTTTATCAATCATTTCTTCTGGAAGAGCTTCGTAACTCATTTGACTTACAAAATATGTGGCTTCTTGTTTTTCTTTTGATTCAATTTTTTCAGACCATTCTTTATAAGTCTTATAAAGATTTTCAAAAGTATAACTTGCAGATGAAAGTGCAATCATTTTACTAGTATTTTCAAAAACCATTCTCTCATCTTCTTTCATTAAGCCGTCTGCTATAAGTTTATCCTCTAATTCTCTAATTTCCATACGCTCTTTCATATTTTGTGGAGCAACCAAGAATGGCATCAATACATTTTTAATAATTTCTTCTGGAAGCAAAAGAAACTCGTCAAGGACTAGAATGTTTGCTCGAAATCCTCGAATCTTTTCACCATTAAGAGGAATAGCAACGATGCTTCCACCATTAATTTGCCATTCAAATTGATCGTTTCTTTTAGCTTTAGCACCAAAACATTGAGCAAGTAGTTCTGCGCCTTTGCTGTCTACAATTTTTTCTAAGTTATTAAAAATAAAACGCGCAGTTCTAAATGTTGGACCAGCAATTAAGATTTTAGTATTAGGTTCAAATACACATTGAAGAAAACAAAATACTGCTGCCATAAATGACTTACCGCAACCACGGCCAAACACGCACATGTTAAAATTTCTATTCATTAAAGCTTTAAGATGCAGCTCTTGATATGGAGCTAACTTAACTCCACTAATAAGTTCTGTTGTAAATCCAATATTAGCTCTAAGAAATTTAGCTAAAGAGATTTTAGCTTCTTTATCATTAAGAAATCCTTTAAGCTGAGATAATTCAGCATTAACATCTTTGACTTCTCTTAAATATTTATCTGGACAATATATCATAAAAGTTTCATATCATAAGCTAATTGTAAATCTACTTTTTTATAAAAACATTTACTAGCTAAAATAGATTCTATAGTTCTTTTCATCTCTTCTCTGCCATCTACAAAAACAAATTGTAGATTATCAAATTCCTGAAGTAATTGTCTAACATTATGAAATATAAATTCTGGAGTTGCTTTAATCTTTTTGCTAATATGAGGAAGATATTGGAAACTTAATGCATTAGAAAGCTTTTCTTCTACTATAACAATAAGATAAGCGTTATCTTTTTTTGCTCTAGTTATCTCGTTTTTAAATCTTTCAAGATTACCAACGCTTAGAGTACTAATAAAATCACTAAGACTTTTTCTTTCTATAAAGCAACTACAGTTATCATTAGAGCAGGTATAATCTCCATATGGTAGGGTCTTTATTTCAAAAGGTATATTGAATTTAAGCCAATTCTGTTCTCTTGTATCAACATAAATTGTGTCTTTTGAATTTAATTTATTTTTAAATTGGTGAATGATATTGTTCGGATGTATAAACTTGTTTTCTAAGCCTACGCTAGAGCAAACATCATAATAATCATTAAATAATTTATTATAAGAGATAATAGATGGCGCCATAATAGTTCTTAGCTCTACTTGACAAGGACTATATGTTAATTTTTTATCTTCTTTTCTTTTGGCTAGTAATTGTTTGGTATATTCTTGAGCTTTTTCTAGTGGCTGTTCTTTGAGCCATTTCTTCATATTATTCTTATCATTAAAGTCGCTATTGAAATATTGTTCTTTGGTCTTAAAATTAATAGTATCGCCAGTAAGAAGATCTTTTTTAGGATAATAAGTATGATAGTATTTTTCTTTGTTTAAACCATAACCTCTAAGTGCAAGATGCAAGCTTTTTTCATCTTTAAATTCTTTACCATCTACTTTACAAATAACTGACATAAGATTAACCATTTAATATTTCGTCTTTAGATATTCCTAATATTTTGCATTTGATTTCGTCCATAGACGATAATCTATCTATTTCTTTTTCTACGGTTTTCTTTCTCATCTCTGCCATTTTAATTAATTTAGCGCGACTTTCTTCTTCTTTCCACATTTGTACAAGGTTAATAATCGATGCTGTTTCTTTTACTTGTTTGCTTAATCTTTCGCTTCTTTTTACTTTAAGATCATTGTTTAATTTTTGTTGACGATTAACGCAATCGTTGTATTCTTTTCTTGCGGTATTGCTTGCCTCAACTATCGCCATTGGAATCTTGCCATCTTCTTGAATTGCAATATCAATTTGATTTTGAAGAACACTAATTGTTTGTTGAATATTAGAAGATATCAATACTTCTGTGCAAAGAACAATATATTGATCAACTTCTTCTTGAGTTAAGTCTGCTTTATTGTATGTGTATCTTATAAAGCTACTTTCAAAAAGTTCTCTATCACTTTCGTTATCATAAAGATTAATTTGATGAATAAATCTATGAGTATTCATATAACCAATTACTGCTATAATTTCTCTTTTTTGACCATGCGTAATTTTAGTTTTATCAATACCATCCATAACATATTTATTAATTTTTGCTACCATTCTCTCTTCGCTACGAGGTGGCTTGTAATCTCCAGAAGCTGCGTCTTCATTTTCTGTGTTATTATATTTAATATTAGTTGGAATAATTTTCATATATTCCAAAACGCTTCTAGTCTCTTGGCATAAATTAGTTAGTGCTTCATTTTTAAATAAAATTTTACCCATTTCTAAACCAGTCATAGTTAAACAATTATTGCTAATATATTCTTTTTGTTCGTTTGTTAATTCTATAAGACCTTTAGCTTCGTATTCATGACTTTTTCTTGGTTTAATATGTCTAGAAGCAAGAAATTGTTTTACAGCTTTGCCTTCTTTACTACGACCATCAAGATCATCTCTATCAAAAGCAAGTTTAACTAACTCTGCTAAAGATGGAGGATTATCTGGACGATTGTTCCATTCTGTGAGTAATTTTAATTGCTGTTCGTCTGTGAGAACGAAAATATCTTCGCTCATATAATATCAATATCTCCATTATACAAGTGCTTCTTGACTTTAATAATAATTGATTTTTTTAGATTTTTAATTTGCTTGTATCC